TCGTGAGATGACGCTGACCGAAGCCGCGTTTGTGCTGAAAATCAACCGGCGCTACCTGGCCCGTAAACTCAAGGCATGGCAGACGGCCTGTGACCCGCAGCGAGCGTGACTATCTGCAGGTGGTGGCTCAACTGGGCTGCATTGCCTGCCGGATTAATGGTCTGGCGGGTGTCCCGGCGGAAGTGCATCATCAGCGACAGGGGACGGGCATGGGACGCAGGGCCAGCCACTTTGACACCATGCCGTTGTGCCCGGGGCATCACCGGTTTTACGACGATGCCATTCATGTGAACGCCAGCCGATTTGTCCATCGATATGGGCAGGAGGAAGAGCTGGTGCGACAGACCCGAAGTGATGTGGAATTATACCGGCAGAGTTTTGTCGGTTAGCGGATTAGGGAGTATGAACCATGCAACCACCCAAGGGAGCCAGTGGCTTTTGGATGGGCACCTATTACAAGCTGGATAAGCACAACCGGCTCTATTACTGGGACGGTGAATGGCGGAGCAGCAGTCTCAAGGCGGACGAGTTTGTGAAGCAGATGTCAGCCAAAAAGTGCCGTTTCAACTTTCAGAACGATTAGCGGGGATGAGAGTGAACGATCACAACGAATCGTCAGGAAGTGAGGCTATCCCCGGTAAGTGAGTCAACAGGAGGACGGATATGTATCGGGCACTGGAGCAGGCACTGCTGCGCATCTTCGGGACGCCGGAGTTGATGATGAGTTCCGTCAGCTGGCATCGGGATATCAATTCTGGCTATCGGAAAACGGTCTCAGGCAGTGAGGCCAGTAGCCGGGATGAACGACTGGGGCATGATGGTCTCTGGCAGAGTCGGTTGCAACAGGGAATGACCCCGGAGTCACACGATGTTCTGGTCATCCGTTACAGTGACGATTACCCGAAACGGCTCATGGCCTGGCGGCGGATGCAGTCCCGGTTTCGCAGTGAGGAACGCCTGCCAAAACCCATTCGCAGCAATCCGGTGTTGCTGAGGCTCTGGCTGATGGTGGAACTGCAGCATCCTCAATTGAGATCCCGAAAGGGGCGGTTTGATATCACCGGCAAAAGTGAGCGGACGGTGTATCGCTGGAAGCAAGCATGCAATCGGGTGTGCAGTGAATGGATTACGCAGGCCGAAGATGAGGCTCAGTCCTTGCTGGAACAGGCGGGCAGTATCCGTTACGAGTAGGCGAATTGGGAGGGTTCTCGTAGGGTTGATGTTCTCGAAAGTACCAGATATTGGTATATACTGGTATTAATACGGGCTAAGGAAGAAGGTCATGTCCAGAAACACCAGTATCACCCTGGGGGATCATTTCGACGGCTTTATCGCCAGTCAAATAGAAAGTGGACGGTACGGATCGGCCAGTGAAGTCGTCAGGGCTGCACTTCGGCTGTTGGAGAACCGGGAAAACAAACTGACTATCCTGCGCAACCTGATAATAGAAGGGGAGCAGAGTGGAGCTGCCGATTACGATTATCAATCCCTGATTGATGAGGTAGATAGCGAACTGCCGGAATGAATACCTTCGAATTAACCCGGAAAGCCGTGAGCGACTTGAAGGATATTGCCCGGTACATAATCAAGCGATGGGGAAGACTGCAGAGGAACCATTATCTGAAGCAGTTGGATGATACTTTCCATCGGTTGGCCGAGAGTCCAATGACCGGCAAACCTTGTGACAACATTCGTCCAGGCTATCGAAAATTTCCCCAGGGAAGTCACATTGTATTTTATCGCCAGATAGGCCTGACCCATATACAAGTGGTTCGTATCCTGCACAAAAGTATGGATGTTGAACAGCATCTGACCACTGACCTTGACTCAAAATGTCAGTAAACGTACGGTAAAACTCTAGGTTGGGAAAGGTCCCAAAAATTGATTCTCCACATGCGTAAATCCTTCAAAGAAACCCGGCTCTCATTGCCGGGTTTTCTATGTTTGGCACCTCCAAACTGAACCACTAAAAAAAGGGACATCATGTTTCACTTTTCCGCTTCGTCCAGGCGACATTTGTCGACTTGTGATGAGCGGCTTCAGCGTGTCTTCAATAAAGTGATCGAGCACTACGACTGCACGATTATCTGTGGTCATCGAAGTGAAGCTGCCCAGACGCTGGCGTTTGAAAGTGGCAAGTCGGAATTGCAATGGCCTGACAGTAACCACAACGAGCTACCCAGTAAGGCGGTGGATGTGATGGCTTATCCCATCAACTGGTTCGATTATCAACGAGCGGCACACTTTGCCGGTTTTGTTCTGGGTATTGCCCAGGGGATGGGCATCAAACTGCGCTGGGGTGGTGACTGGGATCGGGATGGTGAAATCAGGGATCACCGGTTTAAGGATTACCCACACTTCGAGCTGGTGGACGATGATTAAACTGAACCCGATGGCAGGGGTAGCCAAAGAGCTGATGGGTGGACTTGATGCTTTGTTCACATCCGATGAAGAGCGGGCCAAAGCTGAATCCTCGTTGAATCATCAGTTGCAGCAACCCCATATCCTGCAGGCAATGGCCAACATTGAAGAAGCCAAACATCCCTCGGTCTTTGTCTCTGGCTGGCGGCCTGCACTGGGTTGGCTCTGTGTATTGATTCTGGCCTGGACCTGGATTGTTCGTGATGTAGTGATCATCGGTTTGATGCTTGTGGATAAAGCCCAAGTGGTTCAGCAGTTACCCACAGCGGACACCAGCACGGTGATTACTTTACTGCTTTGTTTGCTGGGCTTGGGAGGTGCCCGGACCTTGGAAAAGCTGAAGGGCGTGGCAAGGAGATAGCCATGGCAGACGAAGAACGGTTCAACCGGATCGAGCAGAAGCTGGATGGCATTACCCAGATCCTGCAGACCCTGGCCAAACACGATGAGCGCATGGTGAACCTTGCGCTTCGGGAAAAGCGCAGTGAAGAACGGCTGGACACCATTGAGAAAGCCGTGCTGAAGAACTCCACCATCAGCAGCGTGATTCAGTGGATCGCGGCCACCACCACGGCAGGCATCATCGCCTTTGCCATCAAGCAGTTTTTTTGACCATGGCCAACCACAGCAAATACAAGCTGGAAATGTGCGACCAGGTGAAGGCACTGATGAGCACCGGTTTAAGCCGGAAAGCGACCGCTACGGAGATGGGGATCAGCTACAACACATTTCTGTCGTACATCGATAAGCATGAGGAATTTGCTGAAGCTGTGACCCAGGCAGATGTGCTGGCGGAGGTGTTCTGGGAAGAGAAGTACATGCAGGGAGCGCTGGGTATGAACAAGGATGTCTCCCCCGCCATGCTGATCATGTACATGAAAAACCGTTACCACTGGCGGGATCGCCATGAGCAGACCGTGGTAGCGGAAAAGATACCGACGCTGGACGAATGGCTGGAAGAAAAGGACGGGTAGCTCCCGGTAAAAAGCCTGCCAGGGAGCGGCTGCTCACCGAGTTTACGTTCTATGCTCGCAAATGCCTGAAGATCCGCACCAAAAGCGCCAGAGTGATTCGCTTTCAGCTGAACAAGGCTCAGCGGTACCTGGACAGCCGGATCGAAGACCAGAGAAGGCGCACCGGCAAAGTAAGAATTGTGGTGCTTAAGGGCAGACAACAGGGCTGCTCCACCTATACTGAAGGCCGCTTTTACTGGCTGGTGAGCAATCGCAAGGGGTTGCGGGCTTATATCCTGACCCATGAAGCGGATGCCACCGCCAATCTGTTTGATATGGTGCAGCGGTATCACGACAATCAGCCCCCGTTTACCCAGAGGGATCTGAAGAATAAGAGCTCCAAACTGTTGGAGTTCTATCACGACTCCGGGTATCGGGTAGGCACCGCTGGCAATAAAGGAGCCGGTCGTTCATCCACGGCACAGCTGTTTCATGGATCGGAAGTGGCGTTCTGGCCCAATGCGGATGAACACCTGGCGGGTGTATTACAGGCAGTACCCAATGAAAATAATACCGAAGTTATTCTGGAAAGCACTGCTAATGGCGTCGGTGGTGTGTTTTATGATTATGTTATGGACGCTGATGCTGGGCGCGGTGATTTTGAACTGGTGTTTATACCTTGGTTCTGGCAGGACGAGTACCGCAGCGAAGTCCCCGCCGACTTCACGGCCGACACCGACGAACGATACCTGAAGCAGCAGTATGACCTGGATGATCAACAGCTCCAGTGGCGTCGCCAGAAAATCTATGAGCTGAAATCCGAAGACAAATTTAAACAGGAATACCCCTGCAATATCCAGGAGGCGTTTCTGTTTTCCGGTCGCCCGGTGTTTGATCCCAAACACACCGAAGCGGCCAAAGTCGAGTGTTACTCCCCAACCCAGTCCATTGAACTGACCCCCAACGGCATCAACCGGCACAAGCCGGGTTTGCTGCAGATCTGGGAGCATCCCAAACCTGCTACCCAGTATGTGGTGGGATCGGATGTGGCGGAAGGGCTGGCACCGGCCAATGACCAGCACAAGCACGGTGATTACTCAACCATCGACGTGTGTGACCGTGACGGCTATCAGGTGGCGCACTGGCATGGGCATGTAGCTCCGGACGATCTGGGCAAGATGCTTAATCACCTGGGGCGTTACTACCACAATGCCCTGATCGGCGTGGAGAGGAATAACCACGGTCTCACCACCCTGACCAAACTGAAAGACCTGAAGTACCCCAATCTCTACATGGAAACCACCGTGGACCAGCGAAGCCAGAAGCGCACCAAACGCCTCGGCTGGCAGACCACCACGAAATCCAAACCGTTAATGATCGACCACCTGGCAGCACTGCTGCGGGATGGTGAGAGTGGTATCTGCAACAAGGACACTGTTACTGAGTGCCAGACCTACGTCATCGAAGACAACGGCGCCACTAATGCCCAGGAAGGCTGCTTCGATGATCGGGTGATCAGCTACGCCATCGCCCAGCAGATGGTGCTCAAACTTCCACGACGGAAGATCAATATCAACGAGCTGAGGTATCGCTCGCCAGGAAAGTCAGCCTACTGATGGAACGGACAAT